CGTGGATACCCTGCTTGTAGGCCAGCAAAGGTTGCAGGCCGTATTAGCAAGCAAGAGGCCAAGAAGAAGACAGGCCCAGAACGTGTGAACTGGTCGGTAACGGCTAGTGGCAAGAAAAGGAAATAGTATGAGTATTTGTGATAAATGTCCGTATCCTAGCCGGTGTCAAGCACAGGCACGTTGTATAGCCTATAAAAAGGACGCAAAGCCTGTTATTATGCAGGAACCAAAGTCTGTGCCGGTTATGACCAGCACTGGAATTGGTATGACTGGCGTAATAAAGCAAACTTTCAAAAAGAAGGCTAAAAAGAAATGAACTACGGCAAGACACCTAAAGGAACTACCATTCCATTGCCAAAGCCTAAGATTGGCGACAGGCGCGAAGCTGCATCAAAGTCTCCATACACCGTTAAAAACGGAAAGATGGTGATGACAGGAAATTACGCAAGCGACAAGTAATGTTTACGCGAGTTATGAGAAGGCCACCTGTACCCCGGCGGCCACAGGAACTAAGCAAGGAAGCCACGGCAAAAGCCAAGGCTTCTGTTTCTGCATCTGCAAAGGTTTTGTCAGAGTCAAGTTTTGAGACCTGTTCTGGGTGTGTAGCAAGGAAGATGTGCAAGAAATCTAGTTGCTGTATGTATGGGCAATCAAAGCCGAAGGAAAATAAAAATGCCAAAAATGGATGACTATAGACTTAATAGCATTGTTTCTTCGGAAATTACTGATTCCCTTAATCATTTTGACAGTGAGTTTTCTCAGCAGCGTATTCGCGCTATGGACTTCTATATGGGTGAGCCATTCGGTAACGAGGTTACTGGACGCTCATCAGTCGTAAGCACAGAGGTAGCAGATACGGTAGAGGCTATTATGCCGAACCTGATGCGTGTGTTTACAGCAAACGACAAGTATGTACGCTTTAGCCCTCGCACAGCAGAAGACGTAGAACGTGCAGAGCAGGTAAGTGACTATGTAAACTACATTATCAACCACGATAATGAAGGCTACAAAATCCTGTATAATTGGTTCAAAGATGCGTTGCTATTCCGTCTTGGCGTTGTGAAGTATTTTTATGAGGAAGAAGAGAATGTCACTGAGGAAGAATATAACGGACTTGATGAGAATGAACTGGCTGCACTCTTGTCTAACCCAGACATTGATGTGGTTGAGCAGCAAGAAACCGTGCTTAATTCGTATATGGAAGAAGATGGAACGGTGGTTCCTCTTGAAAGTTCTTATGACTTGTCAGTCCGTGTCACAGAGCGTAAGGGCAAGATTAAAGTCATAAACGTACCACCAGAAGAGTTTCTGGTTAATCGCCGTGCTACCAGCTTAGAAGATGCTTACTTTGTAGCTCACCGCACAACAATGACAGTTTCAGACCTCGTAGCAATGGGCTATGACCGCGATGAGGTAGAGGCACACGCAGGCACTGCCGACTTAGACGTTGATGAAGAGCGTGTTAATCGTTTCCAAGACCTAGAAGCAAATACAGGCACAGATGCCGCTGATCCTACATTGCGCGAAGTGGTTTACTACGAGTGCATTATGAAGGTCGATTATGACGGTGACGGCATTGCTGAACGCCGCCGTGTATGTGCTATCGGTGACGGTGGATCACACATCCTGCATAACGAGCCATTTGACCACGTTCCGTTTGCAGTTGTTAGCCCGATCTTGATGCCTCACCGCCTTATTGGCCGTAGCATTTACGATATGACTGAAGATTTGCAGGTCATCAAGTCCACATTAATGCGCCAGTATCTTGACAGCGTGTACACAAGCACACTGCCACGGATGGTTGCTGTTGAGGGGCAGGTTAATCTTGACGATCTGCTTGAAGGTACTGCTGGCGGTATTATTCGCGCTCGACAGCCCGGTATGGTGCAAGCCATTACCGGCAACCCTGTAGGCGGTGAAATCCGGCCTTTGATGGATTATCTCGACAACATCAAAGAGCAGCGCACAGGTATGAGCAAGGCATCTCAGGGCTTGGATGCCAATGCGTTGCAGTCTACGACAGCTAGTGCTATTAGCGCGACTGTACGAGGCGCACAGGTCAAGCTAGAAAGCTATGCTCGTACTATGGCTGAGACAGGTGTTAAGGACTTGTTCAAGGGCATTTTGCACTTGGTTACTAAGTACGATAACAAGCCTCGCATTGTGCGTTTGCGTAACAACTTTGTGCCGATTGATCCGCGTGAGTGGACTAGCGAGTATGACGTTGTTGTGCAGGTTGGGCTTGGAACTGCTGATGATGAGCAGAAGATTGCGTTCTTGACGCAGATTGCTACAAAGCAAGAGCAAATCCTTCAGCAGCTAGGGCCGAACAATCCTGTTGTTACTATGTCTCAGTACGTTAATACACTTCGTAGCATTGCTGAGATTGGCGGGTTTAAGGACGCAGACCAGTTCTTCAATAACTCTCAGCAGATTATGATGGCAGAGCAGCAACAGGCTCAACAGCCACCACAGCCATCTCCAGAGCAAATGCAGATGCAGCAGTTGTTGCAGCTTGAGCAGCAGAAAGCACAGGCACAGCAGGCACTTGACCAGCAAAAAGCTGAGGCAAATATCGCGTTGCAGCGTGAGAAAATGCAGCAAGATTTACAGTTGCAGCGTGAAAAAATGGCTATGGAGATGGAGCTACGGCGTCAAGAGTTGCAAGCAGAAGCAGAGCTTCGTGTAGCAAAGGCTGTAACAGACTCACAGATTTCGACTAATTTGCCTAGAGTGTAGTATGGGTTCACAAGTAAATAAGGTTTTTAGTGAGGTAGTATATCTAGCAAGTTTTTTCCAGTATTATGACAACTGGAGAGTACAAGCATTAAAGAGATTTTTTCTACAACCAATAAAGAAAGATCAGTATTTTTTATTTACGGAGAACAACGAGCCAGTGGCTTTTGTTTCTTACGCATTTGTAGATGACAAGGCTATTGAAGAGCTTTCTTCTGGTAAGCGGTCTATAGGCTTTGATGAATGGAATAGTGGTCAGAACTTGTTCATACCCGACATAGTTTCGCCATTTGGACTAAAGGCTAGTTGGATTAAATATGTCAGGGATGAGCTTGGCAGAAGATACGGTAATAAAATTAAGGGCAGGTGGTTACGGTCACTAAAAGGAAGGTCTGGTTATGCGTTCACGCGATTTAATTGATGGTTTTGATTACGGCGAGTATATGCAACGCCAAATGTTCTGCTTTGGTTCTAGTGATGATGTCAGCAGTTATTCTGGTGGTTTAGATTTTGATGAGGAAGACTCTGGAGACTACGGCTCAAGCCCATCATCATCACCCGGCGGTGGCGGTGGCGGTGGTGGCGGCGTAGACTCCGGTGGGTTTACGGCTGCTGAAAGAGCAGCAGGTCAAGCGGCGAGAAATGCGATAGACGCTCATAATAGAGCAGTAGCTGCTGGTCAAAGACCGGGCGAAGGAAGCACTGATTACACACAACAATTTGGCGCAGGCGTTGCTAATGCAATGGCTAACGCTGAACAGCAGCGTTTAGCGGAACAAGTAGCTCAAAGCTATATTGATAACGCTAGTATTATGGGGCCGGAACTATATTCAGCCGGTAATGTCGGCGGCAGTCTTCTTGATTTCTTTAAGACAGGCTCTACAGGCAGTGTTCCTATACGGTCTAATTACTTTGATGATCCTACAACATTGAGCGCATTCAAAGATATTGCTCTTGGTCAGATTCCCGGACGTATGGAAAAGGCGGGAGCTATTCCGGGAGTTTTAGGGGCTGTAGGAACATTTACTTTAGGTCGAATGCAGAAGGCTCTTGAAGAGGGTGGTCGCCCTGTTTTTGATTCCGCAGGTAATCTAAAGGGCGTGTTTAGCGAAGGTTTATTCGGAGAAGTTTACACAGGTATGCCAGTAGAAGGTGTTGAAGGCACAGGGTATGACGCAGGTGGTGATAGAGGTGGCGACACGCCAGCAATAAAACAAGTAAACCCAGTCACCGGTCAGTGTGACGAAGGTTATATGTTCGATGAGGACTTGCAAGCTTGTCGCCTAGACACAAGGGGCGGCGCAGGAACTACTCCAATTACACCAACGCCACCATTTGCTCCCGGCGCATATGCTCGTATGGGTTTGCTTGACAGAACTCCTACAGGGGCTTTACAAGCTGGTGGGCAGCCATTTGACTTTGCTGCGGCTAATAGGGCATTTAGAATGGGTACGGCTACACGGCCAGAGTATTTCAAAGACCCATATGATTTGACAGGATACACGCTACTAGGATGAATGAAGGAAAAGCTAGACAAGATATGGCTAGGGCTGACAAAGCTGAAGCCGTACTTAGAAACGAAATATTCATTGAAAGCTTTGAGTATTTAGAAAACGAATTTATGCAGGCTTGGAAGCAAAGCTCATTGAAAGATAGTGATGCACGAGAGAGCTTGTATATGTTATGTCAGAATTTAGAGGCACTGAAGGGCTATATCCATAAGGTAGTTGAAGACGGAAAGATGGCAAAGGCGACTTTAGATGAGTTGTCACGCCGCCAACAATTTGAGAAAAGGATTTAAGTTATGTCCGACAATCCGCAAGGAACCGGCAATATTTCAGTTAATGATGCAATTAGCCTTCTGAACACCCCCGAGCCGGACAAGGTAGAAGAAGAGCGACAGGAAGCAAACGCTTCCGAACCGATGGAGACAGAAGACCAAATCATTGAAGAGGACACTCAGGAAGATTCTGAATCCTACGAAGATGATGAGGACGATGTTGATGAAGTCGAGGAGTCTGATGAAGATGATGACTACGAGGATGACGAAGAGGAACCTCAACAACAACTCTACAAAGTCAGAGTAGACGGCGAAGAGTTAGAGGTCAGCCTTGACGAAGCCCTACAGGGTTATCAGCGACAAAAGGCTTTTACCAAGCGTAGCCAAGAAGCGGCTGAAATGCGTAAAGCTGCTGAGAAAGAAGCAGCCGAAGCAAAGCAGGCTCGTGATTACTACGCACAGCAACTTGAGGTTGTGGCACAGCAGATCAGTCAGACAATTCCACAGGAACCTGATTGGGTCTCGTTAGCAAGAGAGGTTACAGCGGAAGAGTACAACGCGATTAAAGCAGAGTACGACAGCCGTATGACTAACCTCGCAAAAGTGGAGCAAGAGCGTCAATACGTTGCTCAACAGCAGGCCGCTGAAAGAGAAGAGATGTTGAAAAGACATCTTTCAGATCAACGGTCACAGATGCTGGAACGTATTCCTGCTTGGAAGAACGATGAACGCCGAAATGAAGAGCGCGTTAATGTAATTAACTATGCTCGTAATGTTGGGTTCAGCGAAGAGGAAGTGGCTGGTGCAACAGATGCACGAGCAATAGAAATCCTCTACAAAGCGATGCAGTGGGACAATCTTCAGAAGAAGAAACCTACGGCTAAAAAACGCACAAAAGAAGCTCCTAAAATGGCTAAAGCTGGTCAGCCACGAACTAAAAAACAAGCTGCTAGTCGTTCACGGCAACAAGCTATGGGAAGGCTCAATAAAGAGCGTTCTGTAGATGCAGCCGTATCATACTTGATGGGCAATAAAACTTAGAAGGAGTTTTCAAAATGGCCACATTCACCACCACTCTCGCTGTCGGAGAAAAAGAGCAGCTAGCAGATGTGATCTATCGCATCGACCCAGATGAGACACCAATCTTTTCCGCACTCAAAAAAGAGACCTCAAACGGTATCTTCACTGAGTGGCAGGTTCAAGAATTGGCTGCCGCATCAGCCACCAACTACGTCAATGAGGGCGCAGACGCCAGCATCGGCACACCAACAGCTACTACTCGTCTGGGCAACTACCACCAGATTTCAGTAGCAGCAGTCGCTGTATCAAAGACACTTGATGCAGTCGAAAAAGCTGGTCGTGACCGTGAACTGGCATACCAGAAGGTACTGAAATCATTGGAACTTCGCCGTGACATCGAAAAATCAATCGGTGACACAGACGTTGCTCGTGATGGTTCAGACCCTCGCAAATCAGCATCACTGTCTTGCTGGATCACAAATGGTTCAGTAGGTGCAACTGCTGGTGCGTTTGCTACTGGTGATGGAACAGACACCATTACTGCTGGTGACTCTCGTGCGCTGTCACTTGCACTCATCGAAGATGGGATGCAGGACGCTTGGACAGACGGCGGCAACCCAAAGATGATGATTGCATCGGCTGCAAACCGTGCAAACTTCTCTGACCTGACTTCAGCTTCAAACTTGGTAAACAACCAAGTGAATATGACTCAGGCGAAAGAAGTCACCTACGTTGGTTCAACATCAGTCTTCCTGACTGACTTTGGCACCATCGAGGTCGCTCCATCACGCTTTATGGGCAATGACCGTGTGTTCCTGATTGACCCAGACTTCGCTTCTCTTTGCACCATCAATGGTCGCAACTTTGCAGAGAACGAAATTGCGGCAACAGGTGACGCAGAGAAGTTCCAGATTGTGACTGAGTGGGCTTTGAAAGTACAAGCTCCAAAGGCACACGCTGGCATCTTCGACCTGTCAGGTTCCTAAGCAAAATAGAGAGGGCGGGGCAACCCGCCTTCTCTTCTTACAGGGGTTATAATGAAAAGATTACTTACATCCGATCAGAACACTGGCAAGCAGACTTTTATGCGCCAAGAATCTGATGGTTCCACGTTTATTGAGAACACACAAAACTTTGATACGTTGATGAAGATCAACAAGCAGATGTCTGATGATTGGCGCAAGGGGCAGCTTACAGGCACCCAGAAGCACGTTCAGCATATAGCAGAAATACCTAATGTAGTGTATCATCACCTACTGAAGACGCTGGGTAAGCCTAGCGAAAACCCGAAGGCTTGGAAGGCGTGGCTTAATAGCAGCGAGAACCGAGACTTTAGAACAGGCGGCGGTAATCTCTAATGGCTATAGCATCTTACGCAGATTTGCAGACATCAATCGCCAACTTTCTGGCTCGTAGCGATTTAACTGCACAGATACCAGACTTTATCCAGCTTGCAGAGGCTCGTATCAATCGTGAGCTAGAAACTCGTGAGCAGGAAAAGCGTGTGCAGGCTACACTGGTTCCGGGCGATGAGTATATTGCATTGCCTACAGATTTGCGTGAAGTGCGCGAAGTTAAGCTACTTACTAGCCCTCTTACAGTGTTGAACTATATGTCGCCTACTGGCCTTGATAACGAATACTCTAGCAACGGCCTTTCTAAGCCAAGAGGCTACAGCATTGCTGGCAAAGAGATGAAACTGCGTCCTGTACCAGATTCGGCTTACGTTGCCGAGATTATGTATATTGGCAACGTAGATGCTCTTTCAGCCGTTAGCACACCGACATTGTTTTTCCGTTCACCAGACATCTATTTGTACGGCGCATTAACAGAAGCTTACGTTTACCTGCTGGATGAGACAAGAGCCGCACAGTATGACGAAAAGTTCACTCGTGCTATAAATGAGGTGCGGATGGACGAAGAGCGTTCACATTACGGCACAGGCCCATTACAAACTAAGTCTGTCTATTTGCGGCAGAATGCAACAGCGGAGAAATAAACTATGTCTGCAATGAGTGATTACCTAGAGAATGAAATTCTCGACCATATTCTAGGAACTGGCGCGTACACAATGCCAGCCACAGTTTACGTTGGCTTGTCCACTGGTTCATTTAACGATGACAATAGCGGCACAGAGCTTACTGGCAATGGCTATGCTCGTCAGTCTATTGCTTTTTCGGCGGCATCTTCAGCAGTGGCAAGCAACAGCGGTGCAGTGGACTTCCCTGCCGCCACGGCAAGCTGGGGTACAATTAGCCATTTTGGCTTATTT